TTTATTTTTTATAATTATTTTTTTTAATTTAAAAAAGATCTTTTAATTTTATTTTATTTTTTTTTTTTTTTATTTTGTTTTTTTTTTTTTTTTTTTTTTTTTTTTTTTTTTTTTTTTTTTTTTTTTTTTTTTTATTTTTTTTTTTTTTTTTTATTTATATTAATTATTTTATATTTATCTAATTGTTTTACTATATACTAATTATTTTATATTATATAAATAATTTTATATTATACAAATAGTTTTATATTATACAAATAGTTTTATATTATACAAATAGTTTTATATTATACAAATAGTTTTATATTATACTAATTATTTTATAATATTAAAATTATTTTTACAATATACAAATAATTTTACATCCACCTAATAATTTTATAATCACCTAATAATTTTACAACATACAAACAAAAACCAAAAAACATGGAAACCAAAAAAACCACCACCACCTAATTTGTTGCTCTTAAATTTTGTACTATTTTTTTGGGGTTTTTTGTGGTTTTGGCTGTGTCCGTATATATTTGTAAGGGAGTATAATTTTTTTTATTATACTATTTTTTTCATTGTCTTATTTTTTTTCCCTCCTCTTTTTCCTTCCTTTTTTTTGTGGACTGATTCTATTTTGAGTGTTTGAGGTGTTGTTTTCTTATGGTTGAGTTTGAGAAGATTGGTTTGGATAGTATTGTTCCTGCGGAGTATAATCCTCGTTTTATCAGTAGTGATGAGTTGGCTCGTTTGGAGAAGTCTTTGTCTACTTTTGGTATGGTTGACCCTATTGTTGTTAATTTGAGGAATAATCGTATTATTGGTGGGCATCAGAGGTATGAAGTTCTTAAGAGTAGAGGTGATGTGGATGAGTTGTTCTTGTTGCCTCTTGGTGATATTGGTTGGTGTTTTACTAGTATTGATTTGGTTGTGGAGGATGAGGCTCATGAGAAGGCTTTGAATATTGCTTTGAATAAGCATGGTGGTTCTTTTGTTGATTTGGATTTGGAGCCTTTGTTGTCTGAATTGAAGGAGTCTTTGGATGATTTGGAGGTTACTGGTTTTACTGATGATGAGTTGTTGAAGTTGCAGATTGAGACTGATATTATTTATGATAATTTGGATTTCTCTGATGATGATATTGATTTGGAGGATTTGTATGAGGAGCCTCCTCGTAAGTTGTTGAAGTGTCCGAAGTGTGGTAATGTTGATGATGTTTCTTTCTTTAAGAGGGTTAATTCAGAGGAGGGGTAATTGTTAGTTTATCTTGCTTTGGCTTCATTATTGGATGTTCCTTTAAGGGTTTATGATAAGACTGGTATTACTAGTTATAATAACTTGTTCAGTTTTTATTATTTGAAGAGTCCTGCTAGTCAGGAGAAGTTCCGTAAGGTTTGTAGTATTAGTGATAATGTCCTTGTGGATAGTGGTGCTCATAGTTTTCAGCATGGTGCTTCTGTTAAGTGGGATGATTTTATGAGGAAGTATATTAAGTTTATTCAGGAGTATGATGCTCCTAATGTTCATGGTTTTTTTGAGTTGGATGTTGATAATGTTCTTCCTTATTCTACTGTTTTAGGTTTTAGGGAGCAGTTGGAGGAGGTTTCTGATAAGATTATTCCTGTGTGGCATAGTAATCGTGGTATAAGGGATTTTAAGGATATGTGTGAGAAGTATGATTATGTGAGTATTCCTTGTATTAAGAATATGGATATTCAGGATAAGCAATTTGTTCATTTTGTTAAGTATGCTCATAGGTGTGGTTGTAAGATTCATGGTTTGGGTTTGACTCGTAAGAATATTTTAGATGTTGTCCCTTTTGATAGTGTGGATAGTTCTAGTTGGAGTAGGCAGTTTAGTTTCGCTACTTATAATGGGTCAAAGGTTGATTCTGATTATTTCAGGGAGAATGTTATTCCTTTGCAGGATGGGTCTTATATCCGTTGGAGGAAGTTTCAGGAGAAATATTATAAGAAGTGGAATTTAATTAAATCCTGAATAATTTTTTTTATATTTTTCATAGGTTTTATTTTATATTTTTCATATAATTATGGCTAAAAGACTTCGTTTTGATTTTGATAAACTGAAAGAGGAAGAAGGATTGGAACCTTGGGATAGGTTACCTGATGAACCTAAAAGAGGTTATAGGTATTTCCATATGTTCCTTGATTTAGGTTTTGAGAGGAAATTAACCACTCTTAAAGAGCAGAATCCTGATTTACCTCAATTGCAAAGTTTAAGGAATTTAAGCATGTTGTGGGATTGGCGGTATAGGGCTAATGCTTATGATATGGCTATCCTACAGAATAAGCATGAAGTGGTTTCAAAGACATATAATGATTTTATCTCTAAAAAGATTAAGAGTAAGATGAGTACTTCTGCAATGATTGATACTCTTGTTGCTAATATATTTAAAAATGAAAGTATGTCCGATAAGGAGAAGATTAGGGCAATCAAAGCAGCAGTTATTGCAGATTCTAATAATACTAATATTTTGAATAATTATGTTGGTACTCCTGATGAGAGGATTGAGTTGAGTGGTAGTATCAATACTAATAGTGAGAATATAACCGAGATTAAGTTTGATAATGATGAGGAAAAATTCATCTCTGAACTTGCAAAGCAACTTGTCCGAGAAGAGGCAGATAGACCTTTTAAGGAGTTTGACTCCTAAAGATTTAGCAAGGCAGAGTAGAGCATATTTTGCCAAGAAGTATCTTGGTTTGGATATGCCTTCTCATCAGTATAATTGGTTGGAGAATAAACTTTTTAAGAGGGATTTGGAGGTATTGTTAAGTCCTAGAGACCATGGTAAGACTACTACTATTCCTCGTGTTGGTATTGAATGGGCTACCTTGTTCAATCCTGAAATGAATGTCTTATTGTTGAGTAAGACTTATTCTCAAGCTAAAAAGACTTTAGACCTTATTTATAATGATTTGAAGAGTAATCCTCGTATACGAGAGGATTTTAGTGAGGAGTTATCTGACCTTCGTAGGAGAGGTAATCAACTTTTCTATAATATGCCTGAAGAACATGGGCAAAGAGATGGTACTGTTGAGTCTACTGGTATTTTAGGTGATATTACTGGTTCTCATTTTAATCTTATTATTATGGATGATATTCTTGATGAGAACAATACTAAAACTCCTGAATCTCGGCAACAGATTATAGACCAGTTGAATGGTACTATTTTACCTTTGTTAGAACCGGGTTGTGGTTTGACTGGTATTGGTACTCGTAAGAATCCTAATGATACTTATCAGTATATGATTGATAATCCTTCTTGGTATGTTATTGAGGAGAAGGCTATTATTAAGTATCCTTCTTATTATGAGTATGTGAAGGATGAGGATGGAGTTATATGTGATGTTGTAAATATTAGTCCTGATTATGAGGTTTTATGGCCTGAAAAGTGGGATATTCGTAGATTATTGTTGAAGTCTGCACAGATGGGTCCTCTTATTTTTAAGAGGGAGTATCAGAATGAGGTTAATCAACTTAAGGGTCAGGTGTTTAAGACTGAATGGTTGAAGCATTATCAGATTAGGGAGGATTCTTCTAATAGTTTACCTCCTAGACCTTTGTTGGATGATATGGATATTTATCAGGGGATTGACCTTGCTATTAGTAAGAAGAAAGGTTCTGATTATTTTGTGATTACTACTATTGGTGTTACTAGGAAACCTTATAAGAAGTATGTGTTGGATTGGTATCGTGATAAGTTGAGTTTTCCTGAACAGTGTGATATTGTTCCTCGTAATTTTTATAGTCCTATTAATAATATTGGTATTGATGAGTGGGATGTTTTGAAGATTGGTATTGAGACTAATGCCTATCAGTTGGCTTTGGCTCAAGAGTTGATTGAGGATTGGGGTTTGCCTGTTGATGAGATTAATAGTAAAGGTAATAAGGAGGCTCGTTTGACTGCTGGTAGTGTTGATTATGCTAATGGTTTGTATGTTTTGCCTTCTGACCATCCTGTTTATGATGATTTTCTTGAGGAGTATAGTAGTTTTCCTAATGGGGAGCATGATGATATTCTTGATAGTATGGATATTTGTTCTCGTACTCTTCGTAGTCCTTTGAGTTCAGGTAAGCCTGATATGTGTTTTATTCAGTTTTAAATAAATATTTATTTAAAATATTTATATAGGAGAAAGGATATATATTTATATGGAGTTCCTTAATTTTTTTGAGGGGCTTTGACATTATTGGTCTCCAATTAGGATGTTATAAAGTGGAAAAATAGTGGAAAATTGTTTGTAGAAGGAGTTATGTATCATTAATATTTTTTTTGGTGTTTTATTTTTTTATGATTGTATGATGGTATGTAACTTTCTTCTTATATAATTGAATCCATTACTATTTAATTTCTCTATTCTATTTACTCATTTAGTATATGTCTTGTGAAGTCAATTTATAGGATAATTTCATAGATAGTGGAATGGGAGATAATATTTTATCATATTCTCTATCTCATTTTATCCTATAAACCATTTTTTTCCTATTCATTTGGTTCATAATAATTTAATCATAAGGGAAGATGCGAGAGTGGTAAATCGGCTGCAACTGAAGAATAATAATGTAGTGGTTAATCATAATGGATTAACTCATAGGTTCAAATCCTATTCTTCCCGTTTCATTTTTTATTAAATTTTTTTATATATGATTTTTTAAAAATTTTATGTTTAATGTTCATCACACCTTTTTTACAAAAAACTACCAAAAACGGCTTAAAATCCTTTAAATTGGAAAATAAGGATTTTCCATCGTTTTCGACCTTAATTTTGGGTATGGTTTTTGTAAAAATGGATGGTGTTTTTTTAACTTTTAGTATGTTTTCTTAATTTTTGTTAAGAATTCTAAATTTTTACCCTATTTTCTAAAAAATAGGTTTCTTTGTTTAAATCAAGTATTTTTTGATTTAATAGGTTATATGATAGTTTTATTATCTAATAAATTATTAATTATTTAATTATAAGTGTTACTTTGATTTTATAATGTTTTTTAAGAATCTAATTGTTTTTAACAATTTTTGAAAATTCCTAAAATTTTTGAAATTCAGTAATCTTCCTGAAATTTTAGGAAAATTTTTTGAAATTTGAATTAATTCTTAAAATTTTATATATGATTTTGTAATTTTTACCATATTTTACCATATTCACTGAAAAAATTAGAGTATATTTTTTGAAGAAAATATGAATCCTTTAAATAATTTGAAAAAATCGTGGAATAAGTTAAGGCAATTACCTGTTGTAAGAGAACCTAGATTGAACTCTGAATATGATTTTTATCTTCAAACATTAGGTTGGGTTCTTCAGAGGAGGAATAAGACAATGGGTGTTGGTTGGGATACTTATTACAGGGCAATGAGAAATGTTTGGATTAATGCTTGTATTCAAACATATATTGATGAGGTTATTAATTTAGGATTCATGATTTCAAGTCCTAATAATTCGGAGGTTGATGTTGTTCGTACGGATTATCTTACGAATCTGTTCGATAATCCTATGGGATTTAATAGTAATGATACATTTTCCTCATATCAAACATTATTATGGAAATCCTACCTTGGTTTAGGTGATGCTTTTAGTGAGGTTATTTTTGATGATAGGTATAATAATGTACCTATCGGTCTAAAACATATTCCTACTGAACTGATGCAATATTATCCTGAAACAGACCAATGGGGGTTCATTGATGATAGTTATCGTTTTGAGCCTTCCCAGTTGATTCATATTAAAGACCCTGACATTCGTGGAGGGGTATGGGGTGAATCAAAGATAGATATTCTTGCATCTGACATTAAGATGGAAATCCTTGGAAGGGATTATACTAATGAAATCCTTGAAAATAAAGGTTTAAGTCCTACTGGTACTATTGAATATGATAATACTATGACTAATGAGGAGTGGAATGCTGAAATTAGTAGGTTACAGGCTTTGGCTCTTCATAATCGTATGGGTACTATGGTCTTGAGAGGTGGTAGGTATAATAAATCAAGTATTTCCAATCAGGATATGCAGTATAAGGATTTGATGGATGATGTGAGAGATAGGATTATTGCTACTTATGGTGTTCCTCCTCATATGGTTAGTGTTGTTAAGGTAACTAATCTTGGTACTAGTACTGGGGAAATTCAGATGAAGCAGTTCAAAAAAACTTTTAAGGGTAAAGCAAGAATATTTGAAGATGCTTTCAAGAAGATTCTTGGTAGAAGTACATTTAATGAGTCTTTCCAGTATAAAGAATTAGATATTGATGATAAACTTGTTAGGGCTCAAATAGAGGATATTCGTTTGAATAATGGTTCTTTAAGTATTGAGGAAGTTCGTGCAGGTTACGGTCAATCACCTTTACCTCAAACAGGTTCTAGTGTTCGTATTGTTAGGAATACTTCTGTTAATGATAGGTATAAGAATGTTTTAAGGGAACATGGTTTAATTAGGAATTATGCAGAAGTTACTGGTTGATGAGGATTTATTTGATATTCTGTTGAGTAAATCTTTGGATTATGATTTATACGAGGATTTACCTCCTGAAGATGATAAATATTATAATGATAAGGAGGATTATTATGATTTTCTCCTTGAATTGTTAGTAGGTTTAATTCTCATTGTAACTTATTGGTTGGATTCAAGGGAAGGTCAATTGTATTATAATCAAGGTTATAATCTTCCTCTAGTATTTTTCCAAAATCTTGACAAATCATTGACTGATTATATTTATACTAATTCTGATAGGATAAGTGATTTTATCAGGAAATTCTTTACTAATGGTCTGAAAGATGGTTATTCAAGTCTGAATCTTCCTTATAATGCTTCTTATTTGGATTTGATTAGGCAAAGGGCTTTATCTTTCGTGGAGCATACTAATTTTGATTATATTCAGAATGTTTCAAATACTTTGAAAGAGGATATTCGTAAGACTCTTGAAGAAGGTATTAGGGAAGGTAAGTCTGTTGATGAGATTAAGAAGAGTTTGGAGGAGTTACCTATTCAGAAATCTGCAACTGGCAAGTTTTCCCCTGCTCAAAGGGCAGAGATGATTGCAAAGACTGAATATATGAGGGCTTATCATTCAGGTGTTATTTCTGTTTTTGAGGAGTATGGTGTTGAATATGTGAATATTATTAATCATGGTGGTAATGTTTGTGATTATTGTATTGATTTGAATTCTAGGAATCCTTGGAAGATTGAAGATGCTAAATATTTGATTCCTGCTCATCCTCGTTGTAAATGTACTTTTGAACCTGTTGTTTCTTCAGAGTTTAATTTACAGAATTTTGATTATAATTATACTTATTAAATAATTAAAATAATAGTTAATTTAATTGATTTGAAATTTATAAGTATAATTTTAATCAACTATACTTTTTATTTAATTAATAATATACTTTAATGTTTTATAATTGACTTAATAAATATATATCATACTTATATTTTTCATAGTTTTATAATGGGTTGGGGTAGTCTGGTAATCCCATGAGGCTCATAACCTCAAGAGGCTTGGTTCAAATCCAAGACCCATTACTTCAAGTAATGTTGAATCTACATTACTTAAAAAAAAGATGAATATAAACCTTTTATAGAATAATATTTATTTTTTTATAATATATTTCAAAAAGATAATCAAAAAAAATGAAAACCGAACAAAGATTTCAAATTTTCTGTCCATCAATCACCAAATCTAAATCAGATTCTTCTGATTATTTAGAAGAACCTTTAATCCTTAAAGGGATTGTAAGTACCACATCTGTAGATTTAGAAGGTGATTATATGACTCCTAATTGTATTTCCTCTATGAAAAAACAATTAGGGAAATTGAATATCCATGCAGACCATTTGAATGGTTTGAATGGAGTAATCGGTTCTATAATTAAAGTGTTGGATACTGATGAGGATTCTGCCGAAGTGGAATTTAGTATCCTCCCATCTTTTCGTAAGAAAATTGAGGAATTCCTTGATTATGGGGTTAATCTCGGTTTAAGTATTGGTGGGGATACACTTGATTATGAATATCAGAATGATGGATGGAAAATAGATGATGTAATTTTATATGAAATTAGTTTGACACCATTACCTGCTAATTGGGATTCTTTTGGTTCTGTTACTCGTACAACTAAAAGTATTGTTCAATCTAAATGCTTTAATGGTGCTTGTAAACAAATTGTAAAGAATATGACTGGAGATATAAATAAAGATATGAATTCTGAAACTAAAGAAGATAATCAAATTAAACAAGAATTAATTGATTTAGTCAATGAAGCATGTAATGGTCTTGAAGAAAGGATTATGACTGTCCTTAAAGAGGATTATCGTATTGATGATTTGAAACAAAGATTAATCATCGACCAAGCTCAACAAAACCAAGTTGTAAATCCTTCAAATGAGAATCAGGATAATGAATCTGAAAAACCTACTCCTGAAGAAGGAAATGATAAACCTGAAGATGGAGACCAAGAGGATAAAGTTGAAGATAAGGATGATGATGAAGAAGATGATACTAAAAAGGAAAAAAGTATTAATGTTAATGTTAATGACCTTATAGATATGGATAAAATAGTTAAAGACATTTCTGAACAGGTTATAAAAAATTCAACTGAAACCATCCTTAAAGAGTTATCTGTTAATCGTGAACCTTCCGAAACTAAAAAATTAGAGTTTGACTTCAAAAAGAATGTTGGAACTAGAACTATGAATAGAAAAGATATTGCTAAATTGTTAGCAAATTAATAAATATTCATATTTTTCTTATTAATCAATAAAAAAGATTATACAAATTTTTCAATAGAATTATAAAAAGTATTTATATAAAAATTTTAATACAGATTTAACAAAAAATATTATGGCAACTTTAAAAGATTCTTTAAATTCACATTTTGCAACTAAAGATGAATTGCTTGAATTAAGTAAAGCAATTGCACAAACCACCGAAACTGCGGATAAGATGATTACTATCGATTATGATAGTGAATTGCAGAAACTTGTACACCATCAAGCACCATTAGTATCTTATCTTGAACAATCAGGATGTGTAAGTCCTGCTAATTCTGCAAAAGTCGGTTACAGGATGAAACTCCAAAAAACCACTTCTGAATTTATTGCAGAAACTGGTGATATTCCAGACCATGACCCTAGTTTATTTGATGATAAGATAGCTAAAATGACTACTCTTGTCTATCCTATTGAAGTATCTGATATGGCTCTTCGTGGTGTAGATGAAATCGACCTTATGGCAGATGAAATCACCGATGGTTACTTGGATATGGCACAAGTAAAAGATAAAGCATTATTACAAGGTACTGAAGAAGATAATGGTTTTGATGGAATTATTACTGGTATCACTACTCATAAGAAGGATATGGGTGGAGAAGCAATCAGTAAAGCAGTTATTGATGAATTAGCACAAGACCTTATTGATGATGGTGGAAACCCATCTGCTATCTTGACTACTGCAAAAGTAGGTAGACAATTAAATGATATTCTTTATCCAACTGTTAGGAATGTAGATAAAGTTGAATTAACTATGGGTAATTGGGTAACTGGTTACAATGCTCCTAACGGTATTACTATTCCTATCCTTGTTGACCCTAACATTGACACTACAGAAGGTGATTGTTTAAGTTTCATTGATAATAATACTCTTCGTGTCAGAGAACTTGAAAAACCTACTATGATTGAATTAGCAAAAACCAAATTAACTACCAGTAGAGTATTATACACCTACTTTACTTTCTATAATAGAGCAGAGTATAAGAATGGTTTAATTACTGGTATTGGGGATGAATAAACTTTTTTATAGAAAATTTTCTTTGTTTTAAATTATGACTGATAAATTTCCAAGTTATATTAAAACCTTCCAATATAAAGGAGGTTTTAATAAATGGGTTTATGATACCCTTAAAAAACTTTCAGAAGGAGAGGATTCCAATGAGGAATCCCAAACCTCTTCCACTAAAAACATTTCCTTCATCATACAAGACTCTGAAGGTACTGGAATTAGAGGGGCTAATATTACATTAGTCAAAGGAAATGATTCCTATTCTAATGGGTCTAATGGTACTGGTAGTAGTGGTGGAAGCAATATTAATGAGATACCTTATGGGGAATACACTTTAACTGTAAGTGTAGTAGGATATAATACTTTTGAGGAAACTGTTACTATTGATGAGAATTACCCTTCATCTAAAACAATTACCTTAACTGAAAAGGTATACTATTTCACTTCCTACTCTGATGAAAATGCCACTACTGAATGGGGTAGTGGAAGTGTGAAAGAAACTGGTGTGTCCTCTAATGGTTTTACTGAAGTGGAAGTATTAACCAATGATTCTGATGAATCATTTATCGGACAGAAATTTTACATAACCTCTGATGCAGAACCTGATAGTAATAATGTATACTTATTATATACTGATGCAGGGTCTACCAGTGCAGAGATTTATGTGAAAATATCCACTACTGAATAATTCTCTTAAAGTAAGAAAAATCTTTTTTATAATTTTTTAAGGGTTTAGGAGAGGGAGGTTATTGTAATAAATTTTTCCTCTTTCTAGTATAACCTTATATTTTTCCTGTTTTCTTATGATAGTTACTGTTGATGATGTAAAATTCATATTTAAAGTGAATAATATTAAATTGGATTTGACTGATGAGGAAATTGAAAAATTAATCCGTTTAGAATTAAATTCCTTGTTAGGTGAATTAGGTATTTCCCTTGAACCTCAAATTCGTGAATACATAACTTATCATAGACACCCATTTAAACCAATTGTACTTCCTTTGAATAATGTAATTGGTATTGATTCTGTATATGTTAATCATAGGAAATTACCTCCTCATATGTACTTTTTAGATACAATTGAAGGTATTGTTGAAATACATCCAAAATATCATCATCCGCATTGGCATACTCATCCATTACATCATCACCATATCCATGAAGTGAAGATAAATTATATTACCCAAATATCACCATTCATTCTTGAAAAACTAAAACCTTTATTATTAGACACTATATTGTATAATAATATTCCTGATACAACTTCAGATGATATGTGGGTGAAAAGTATAACAGAAGGGGATGTTACTGTATCGTATGGGAGAGAAACCAACCTACTTGCTCGGTTAGGTAAAAGTATCCAATCTCAAAAAGATAACATACTCAAACATCTTCAGAAGAACAATGTTATGATGATTTAAAAGAAAAAGAAAAAGATTAAATGTATATGAAATTATGGTTTGTTTTTTCCCAAATTGTGAAATAGAAATATATGAACCTTCTGAAAATCCTGAAGTATGTTGCTATACTGGTGAAAAAAAAGACACTTGGGTGCTGATTGATACTGTAAAAGCAGATTTTCAACCAATAAACCCTAATGATACTCAAGTAGAATATGGGAAATTATTAGAAGATACATATAAAATCTATGTAGACTTATCCACCAAAGTAACTGACAAATCCTTGATAAAAATAGTGGGAGAAGAACCAACATATGAAATAACAGGTTCACCTGAAAGATGGAATAGATTCCATAATTTTAAAAAGATTATAGTCCAAGTACAAAGGCATAGTACATTATGAATATAGATGTAAATGTGGAAATCCCTGAATCACTACAACGAAAATTATCCGCTCAAACATACAATAAACTGGAACAAGGAATCCTCGACAAATTAGCATCTGAAATATATAATAATATACAATTAGAAGGACAAGGAGTAAGTGGAGGTAGAACTCCAACTGGAGGAGCACCTGTTTTTGAAGGTCCTTCTGAAAAGGCAACATATTTCCCTGGTGCTTTGAAAGGGAGTCATAGTGTTAGTAAAGAAGGTAATGCTAGATATATTAAGAGTTTTGTTTTCTATGTCAAATATGTGATTGCAGGTCATGGTTCTCATACAAATCCTGTTACTGGTGATAGGTGGGGTCCTGCTAGACCTAACCCTTATCATAAGAGGGCTGTTGATAAGGCTCTGAAGGATAATGTTATAGAGGATTCTGTTGCTAAAATTTTAGTTAATTTATGAGTTTGTTATGAATAGAGTTAAAAGGACTTTTCTTGTTTTGTTGCAGGGAAATGTGTTTTATGAGGGTGTTGAGGTTCCTGTTGTGATTAAGGATTATCCTATTGACACTACTCCTTCTATTACGATTAGTGGGTTCAGTAGGGATAAGGGTAAGTATTTTCCTCATCAGATTACTGTTAAAAGACCTTTGCCTGATTCACATCCTTTATTTGATGAGAATAATCCTTCTCTTAAATATCCTTTTCTTGCAGAGTCTACTCGTAAATCTTATGAGATTCAGATTAATGTTTGGTGTAATAATGAGAAAGAGAGGGAGTTGATTGTTAATCAGGTTAAAGAATGTTTGTTCCTTTGTAGAAATCATCACTACAAGTATTGTATTAATTTTGATAAGGAAACTCAATTCTGCAAATCTATTAATGAAACATGTGCCTCTTTAAAAAATACTGGTTTTAAAGGTTTAAGAGGGCAATGTCCTGCACCAAAAGAATATCATTATTGTAATCTTTTTAAGAGTATGGGTATTATCCGTAACACGATACGAGTGAGTCCTGATTATGAGTTGGATGAGTATGATAAGAAACCTCCTCTTAAACGAAGTATTATTGATGTTGATTTAGATTTTTATGATATTTTCGTTTTTGATAGTAATCCAACTAATTGTATGTATGTTGATTTTGGAGATGGGTCTATTCATTTAACAGAAGATTAAAAATAGGAAAAAAAGATTTTTTCCGTATTGATTAGAAAAAAGTTTTATATTATGTCTGATAAGAACGATAAAGAAGAAAAAGAAGAAATTCCTCAAAAAAAAGTTAAAAAAAATAAATCCAAAAAAGAGGAAAAATTTCCACTTATTGAATTGATGGAACAATCCAATTATAAGAATACTATGATTCTTGGGGCATTAGATTATAGTAACCTATTATCTGATTTTAAAGAAGATATTTTGAATGGGACTAATAATTTAAAATTATCCTCTCAAGAATTTGATGAAATTATCCAAAAATACCAAAAAAGGAGAGTATAAATTAGCATAATGCCAATAAGCAAAGCACCATATATTAGATATACTGAAGAAACAAGTATTCCTGAATATGGAGATAATGGGTCTGAAATCCCTATATATATTGCTCCAACTAAAGTAGATGTAACTGGTGTAGGGAATACTTTTTCAGAGGTTGCAGTAGATAAATCACATATTTATACTGTAACTTCTTATAAGAAAGCAAAAAAATTATTCAACTCTACTGAATTATTAGAGGTACTTCGCCAATATTTTGAAGAAAATGATAATTATTATGGAGATGAATTAGGTTCACCATATGTTTATGTAATTCCATTACCTCTTACCCCAACTGCACAAAACCTTTCTGATGCTTTGGATTTAATAACTATTAAAAGAAATTGTACTGCAATCAGTATTCTTGGAATTACTGACCCTGTTTCTATCCGTACTGAATTAGTAGGGGAATTGAATAATGAAGTTGAAGATGGGCATCTTCGTATTGCATATTTGAAAGCCCCTGAAAATACTGAAAGTGCATATAAGGAAGCAGTTAGATTAGCATATATAAAAGATTATACAACTAAAAACCAACAAGATGAAGATGTAGTTGACACTGAAGGATTAACTGCATTTATAACTGCTAATGTTAAAAGTTATGCTGATGCAATTGCTTTAATATGTGAGAAAATCAATAATCCGAGAATTGTATTAGTTGAACCTGAATTTTATGGAGTACATTTAGCTAAAATATGTAATACCCCTTATTATCTTGAACCGGGTTATCTTCCTTATTATAGTGTTGATGTTGGAGAGTTTGAGGAAAGGTCTAGTGATGAAAGAGACCAATTATGTATGAGTGGATTGGTCTTTGGTGAAGATGATTATACTTTACCTACTGTAGTTCCTCGTATGTGTCTTGGAGTAAGTACTGCTTTTGGAAAATCTGATGAAGATGATTATGACACTAGAACTACTGATAGTTTACTCCATGCAAGGAGGAATGTAGACCATCATATTCGTGAAATCCTTAAGATTATAGCCCCTCAACTTAAGAGGAATGAAACAAGTGTTATCCTTCGTTATGTTCAGGATGAAGTGATGAGTTACTTGGATACTGAATTATCTAAAGGAACAATTATGCAGTATGAGTTTAGTGTGGAAGAATCTTCCTACAATCCATATTGTTTACTTATTAGGGGTAAAATTGTACCTGTTAACAGTACTTTAGCAATCGAGTTCCATAATGAGATAGGTGCTCCTTATGCTATTGCATCTGATTATGTATAGGTTAGTTTTTATATAAATTTTTAATAATTAAATTTTTTTTAACTTTATAACATTATGGCTTGTAATGATTTAAATTATGGGAATTGTGATGATACTTGTACTACTTATGACCTTTGTGAAGTAGTTGTTAAGAGTAATGATTCATGTGTTCCTAATGGAAGAATAGTTTGTGAAGGGTTTAAATTCAATACTAAAGTGGATAGTGAAACTAAATCCAACTCTGCTTGTTATGAAGCATATGGATATAATGTCAAGGGTATTTCTTATGAGTGGGAAATAACTAACCCTTGTGATAAGGCATGGTTCGACCATAGGGTGAAATCTCAATTATGTGATAAGTACAGTATGGAAATTACTGGTTATGTTCAAGAGGAATGTGGAAATTTCAAACCTGTTGAAACATTAACTGCCTGTTTTATTGATGAAACTGGTAGAGAATATGGTGGAGGAGTAAGTCGTTCTATCAAGGGTAAGGCTTTGCATCATAAGGTTTATGATGATAGAACTTCTACTGTTAATGGAGTAACTATTATCAGTAATTCCTCATCTTACTACCTTGAAAAATACAGTACTAATATAAGAAATCGTAATCGTGAAAGTATTATCACTGCTCTGATGGGTAATTCTTATAATGGTAGAGTAGGTGGCATAGGTGCAGGTAGTGGTGGAGGTGGTGGAGGGGCATTTTAAAGACGCTCCTCTTTCTTATATAATAAACCACTAAATCAGAAAAGAAGGGAAAATATAATGGATTAACCATATCTTATATTATCCCTTATTTTTTTTAAAGGATTATTCAATAATCCTATTTTTTAAGTTCTTTTTTCCCATATTTTCTCCACTAAAATAGAAAAAGACCCAAAAAAAGAAGGATAAAAGAAAGAAGAAAATGAATATAAAACTTAAAAGGTGAAGAGTAGAATAATGGAATTAGAAAACAATAATAGAATATTGGAAGAAGGAAGTGTAAATGTTGAAAAATTTTGGGTAGAAAAACAATTACCTAAAGAAATAGAAACTCTTCCCTATGAAATCTTAACTGAAAGAGAAAAAGAGATAATTGATAAATACCATAGAGGGGAAGAACTAACTCAAGATGAAATCAACATTATCAAAAAATCTCGTTCAGGATACCAAAATGAACTTAAAAAATATGATGTGAATAAAATCATACAATCCCATGAAATATTGGAAGAAAATCTTGGAACAGAACAAGAGTTACTAGACCTTGTTTTCAATAAAGAGAAACCAGTCATTAAAATGTTACTTCCAATAAATGGGGAAGAAAAATTATTCAAATTCACAGTAAAACCTTTAGATGATTCAAGAGCAGTAAAACTATTGGAACAACATGTAGATATATTCAAAGACCTCTCACAAGAGGAAAGAATCATTTATAATAAAGGAAATGCAGGTGAAAAATTAAACCCTAAAGAAGAAGCAATACTCAAACACATTAATGAGAAAATTAATGAAAATGCTTCAATTTCTCGTTTAGAAGGAATTACAGACCTTTTAGCTGCACAATTGGAAGAACCTGTAAGTTTAACATATGAACAAAAACTTGAATTTTGGGGAAATTTTAATTTCATGCTCCGTATGGGATTATATGCTCAAGTTATGAAAAAACTTGGACTTGATGAAGAATTTAACGATAGGTTATTTCCAGATTAATCAAACAGTTATAGGTGAAGCCTACTTTAGGGTTTCACAACATTTATGCACTACAATTTCTTATGTGATTAAGAATAAATTCCACCCTGATATTCGTTTATTACTGAATAAATATTATAATATAATTGTTGCAGAACAAAAGGAATATGCAAAGATTCAAGAAATGCAACAAGATATGCCTCATTTTTAAAAACTAAATAATCCACTTAAGACCTGACATTTATTTAAGATAAAAAAATATATGAATACTGCCGAAACAGTCATTGTAACCCTATTAGGTAAAGACCAACTTTCCCCTGTAATCAACACCACCCAAACAAAATTAAACCAATTAGGAAGTAAAGGGGTAAATGATGTCAACCGTTTAGGTGAATCATTTAACAAATTTAGGAGCAATCTTTCCAACCTAAATCAAGGTTTAACTAGTATGTTAAGTATGTTAGGATTCGGAACAGTCCTAACTGAATCCCTAGAAAATGCAGGGATGAGACAAACCAACAAAGTATACCTTGGATTGAAAAAAGGAACAGAAGAAGCCCAAAGACTCTACGATAAAATTCAAGCAACAGTAGTAGCACTCCCTGGTGATGATAAATTCATGACTAACATTTTAAGTATGATTACTGCTACTGACAAATCCATTGGAGAAGCAGAGATAGGGGATATAGGTACTGTAATTGCGAATTATACTGCTGCTGCAAAGGCAAAAGGACAGGATGCTTATGAAACAGAGAAGGAAATTCGTAATTATATTATGGCAGGTGAAACTCGTAACCTGACTAACTCTGTTCTTGCTACCGAGATTGACCTTTTGAAGAATAAGAATACTACTATGGAAAGGGTTAATGCTCTTCAGAAGGCTATGGAAAAGACTGGTTATGACCAGTTGGCTACTATTCCTACTTATGTTAATATGATGGAACAATTTAAGGGTAGGCTTGAAAAGGGTTTTGCTGATTTAGGTGATTTATTCCTTCCTATTGTTCAGGGGGCTATTAATCTTTATAATATTGTTGATGATTTAACTAATTCCGGTTTAACTGTATTCCTTTTAGGTTCTATTGGTTTATTCAGTTTACTCACTACAGTAGTTACAGGTACTGGTTTTGCAATCAAATTATTAATAAACAGTGCTAGTAATTTAATTAGTACATTTCAAGCAGTAATATCTGTTGTTTCAGGTATAAAAGAAGCAGGAAGTATACTCACTTATTTGGATACTGTATTGGGTAGTATGGCTAGTACTAGACTTGAGGCTTCTTTATGGGCAGAATATACTGCAAGAATGGGTGTATCTCAAGCTACATTGAATGAGATTGCTATGAAACATCAATTAACTGTTGCAGAGTTGATGGAAAATACAGAAAGAGAAGTCGAATTAGATTTAATGTATGCCCAAATTCTTGCAACTACTGGTCTAACTGAATCTAAATTAAATGAAATCCTTTCTATTAAAGGAAACACTATTGAAACCATTTATGAGACCTATGCCATTGAAAATGAAATTGGTGCAAAAAAATCTGCTTCATTATGGAGTATGATTACAAGTGGTAATCTTAAGAAAGAAGTTGCAGAAAGGGTGGCTAATGTATTAACAACATTAGATGGTACTGCTGTTAAATGGTTAGATGTGGATGCAACAATCGCAGCATCTGAAGCAAATATATTGTGGAGTACAACAATTGATGGGGTAACTGTATCTTTAACTGTTGCCACCGCAGGTCTTATTCTCATCCCTATTGCAATTATGGCTATTGTATTTGCCATTTATAAACTTGGTGAGGCTTTCGGTGTTTGGAAATGGTTAGCAGATACTGTTAATAGATTATGGGAAGCCTTTGCCAATAGTGAACCTATCAAGGCAATAATTGATTATTTTCAGGATTTTGCTTATACTATTGAAACATTCTTTGGTAGTGTTTTTACTATTATTGGTGCAGTTTTTGGTGATATGAGTGGTGAGGGTACTGATGCAGTAGGTATTCTTATCAATATTTTCGGAGCATTGGGGGATGTTGTTATGTTTGTTTGGAACATCTTTGATGCTTGGAGTAATAGTCCTTTGGGTATTATCACTTGGTTGAATCCATTAGGTATTCTTATTTTCCATTTGGATGAGTTAGGTCAGGTTATTTGGTGGGTGATGAGTCAGTGGAATAAGTTTGTTGATAGTGCCGAATACCAATCTCTTGTTGATGCTTTTGAAGAGATACAGTCTGCTTTTGGTGAGGTTTGGACTGAACTTGTTGATGCTTTTGATATTATTAAAGAGGCATTTGGTGAAGTTTGGGTTGCTATGTTTGGTGAGTCAAGTGGGGTTATTGGTGAGAACTCTGATTTGATTCTTGATGCTTTGAAACTTATTACTGGTTTTATCACTACTGTTGTTGTTCCTGTCATTAAGGTTTTTGCTTTCCATTTAAAGATGATTGCTTCTATAATTAAAGGTATTGCCGAGGTTATTGCTTGGTTTATTGGGTTCTTTGTTGACCCTTTAAGTTATATTGGTAATCTTGGGGATATGATTGTTAATGAATTCCTTAATATTCCGAGTAGAATTAGTGGGGCAGTATTAGGCATACCTGAAAAAGTGTTTGGTGGTTTGGTTGATGGTGTTCTTGGTATTCTTGGTATTAATTCACCTGGTTATATTCAGGAGGCAGTTGTTAATGAGTTCCTTAATATTCCTTTAAGGATTCTTGGTGGTATTGGTAATATTGTTGGTGCTGTTGGTAGTTTTGCTAGTGCTATTTGGAGTGGTTTTGACAGTATTTTCGGTACTAATGTTCAAGGTATTGTTGATGGTTTCTTCAATGGATTAGATAAAGGTTTTGATAGGTTAAGTAAAGGGGATATTATTGGTGCAGTTAAGGCATTTGGTGATGACTTCTTAAACACTTTTGATAGTATTTTTGGTACTGATGTTAGTGGTATGGTTGATGGTTTCTTCAATCAGATTAGTAGTAATTTTAATAAATTATTAAATGGTGATATTGTTGGTGTTTTAGGAGATACTGGTAATTGGTTTAATGATAGTGTTAAAAGATTTACTGGTATTGATATTGGAAGTTTGTTGAATGGGGAATCATTTGGTTTGGATATGAATATTGCTCATTCTCAATTAGAAAGCCAAGTTAATCTGATGAATGACCCTTCCAGTTGGCAAACATTAAGTTCAAATCCTCAAAGTCTAACTACTCAACAGAACCTTGCTCAAACATATAATCATCAGAACACTAACCAGTCTATGATAATTAATAATAACTTCGGAGAGGGTAGTGTACCTATTGATGCAAGGAATATGACTCAAGATGAAGCACAAAAAATGTTCATAGGAGCATTTGGATATAATAAGGTTAAAGGAGTTGGAGGTTTCTTATAGGATGGTTCAGTATATAGATAAGTATTATCAGCATACTCCTTCTGAAACTGAATTAACTGTTTCTGAAATGGTTTCCAATTCAGAATTAGGGTTCTTGGATTATGGTGTTGAAATTGATGGTTTCCTCTTTTTTCCTGATGAAGTGAAGAGCGATAATTTACCATCAAGGGAATTCATTCGTACTAAAATTATGAGTGGAGGGGAATATGTTTCTCGTGGGCAGTATCTTCCTAAAGAATTTAATTTTTCCACCACTTTGGATTTGAATCCTTTGAAACCTTATGAGTATGATGATGTTTTTTTAACATTGATGAATAAATCTTGTAAGATTATGAGTCCTTATATGGGGGATATGTTTAATGGGGAAGTTAAGATAAGTAAGGTTCATCCTCAATCATCCCCTCATAGTTTAAAGATTGATGTCAAGATTAAGGAGATTCCCCCAGTCGATAAGAGGGTTAGAGGTGATGATATAATTATTTACCCTTCCACTAAAACTCCTAATCCTAATGGGATTGATTGGAAAGAAGTTTACACTAACCCTCAAACTTCTGAATCAGATGAATCTGAAAGAGACCCTCGCAAGTTTCATACTCCTGATGGGGAGGAAGCAACTATGAATAATAATCCATATGGAGGAAGTCAATGAATGATAATAGTGATACTCAAGCAGAAGTGGGAGAATTAGATAATCTTGACTCTTTGAAAAGTCTTTCTGATTTTACTCCTATCGGCACTCCTTTAACCGTACCTTATTTTGAAGTATATCGTACCGATGAATTATTCTTTCAGGATTATGTCAGTCCTTATCTAAACCAGTCATCTACCCCACAAGGTTCTTCTAATTCATCCTCTTCAGATGAGGATAATCCTAATGGTGAGACCTCTGATGCAAGTAGTAATGATTCTGCAAGTGGTTAAAATGGTAAAATATAAAATTATAGGAAAATATTTACCAATAATCTAATTTTTTTTATTAATTATGCCTGATGAAACTAATGATGAGAATAATGATTCACAAGAAGATGAAAATTCTGAAGAATTATCTCAAGAAGAAATAGAAAAACAGGAACAGGAAAAACAAGAAAAAGAAGATACTGAAGATGAAGAAGAATTCCATATACATAAAGGTAAAATTATGGAAATTGTTCCTTTTAAGGAAATATCTTCAGTTTCATTTGATAAATCCTATGATAGTCCTACTGGTACTGGGAAATTAGAAATACCTTACTCAAAAGAAACTTATAATGATATTTATAAATTTATCTATAAAGGGGTTCTTTGCAAGTTAAAAATTCGTAGGACTACCGATAAACAGTTTAGTGATACTGGTTTAGAGGAATTAGGTACTCCTGAAGAAGAAAAAAAGAGAAGAGAACATTACCCAACCAAAGAACAGTTAGAGGAATTAGGATTAAATACAGAAAATTCCACAAATACTGAAACTCAATCAGATAATCAAGAAGGAAATATTGATGAAGGAAGTAATAATGAAGGGATATCACAAGAATCTCCTAAATTATATAGTAGAAGTGCATCTGATGATGGATTATTTGGTTTTGTAACTGATGTGAAACACAGTCAAAGTTCAACTGAAATAGACCTTAAAGATTATGGTTACTGTCTTGAAGATAATAGTAAAGAATTAACTTTCAATAATCTTCCTCGTAGTGTAATTCTTGCAGAAGTAATTAAATCCTATGGATTAATCCCTATCATAGATGTAGAGGGATTAAATGATGATGTGATTAGTTGGAGTAATATTACTAATGGAGATGGTTCAGGAGGAAGTAGTGATTCTAATGGAAGTCTTGAACAAAGCAGTAAGTTTGATGATTGCACCACCACTTTTGAATTATCCGCTGCATATAAGGTAGTTGCTACTCAACAAACTGGGTATATACCTGATGATATTGACTCTAAAACAGAGTATATGAAGGCGATTGGTAAAACTGGTACTAATTATGCAGAGTATGTTAAAGGATGCAAGACTGCTTGTGAGGTAGTTAAGAAACTTCGTGATGGTTGGGGTTATCGTGGTTATGCAGATAATCCTTATTATAAATGTGTTGAAGATGTGTTTAAACATCGTAATGCTATCAATTGTGCAGATTCATCTAAATTACTGAAATGTTGTTTTGATGTTTGTGGGATTACAAGTGTAATTATACATGGGAATAATCATTATTTTAATGCAGTGAAAGTTGATGGTAAATGGTATAATGTAGATTTATGTTTCCGTTCAAATATAGGGAAAAGTGGTACTACTAATACATTAGGTTGTTGAGGTTTTAAGTTATGGTAAGTTATGCAGATGTTTCAAATAAAGAATTAAAACTCACCCTCAAACAGTATTTAGCCCCTGAACATTGGGATTTGAATGATTTTGATTTAATTATTTCAAGAGCAAGATTAATTGAAGAAAGAAATATTGTAGAATTCAAATTATCCTTTATGGATTTGTATCTTGATACAAGGGATTTGTCCTTTGTAGATGCACATCCTTATTTTTCCTAAAAAAATATTATAATCTTTTTCTTATGAGTCATTATATTGTAGGTTCAGACAAGTCAGGTAATGGGGATACTGAATGTATTAATAAGATATGTGAAGTATTGGAATCCGCAGGACATACTGCTGAAAACATAGGGGTTACACCTAACCTTGAAACCGATTTAAAGAAAGGGAAAGGTAATATTGGTGTTTTCATAGTTAATGGGGTATGTATAGGAACTTTTGATAGTGTCTGTAAGATGGTAAAAGCAGGGGGGTGTGATTATGTTTTCTTTGGTATGCCCAAATCTATAGGTACTAGTTCAAAATATTTTAGTATGGATGCTATACAAAATAAGAAAGTACCAATTGCTCATGATGATAATTTTACTCCTGAACCTCGTAGGAGTGAATTGGATGGGAAATATACTATCCAAGAATATTGTGATGAAAATAAAGAATATGTTTATTATGCTTATGGAGATACTTGTGAAGAAGTAGGTGAAGCAATTCTCAATGGGGGAAGTGGTAATGGAGATAATTCTGATAATGCCTCACAAAAAGAAAAACAGGTGATGAGTGGTTGGGAAAGTTGTTGCGACCTCCTTAAAGGATGGGATGGTGAAGCAAGTATGGTTCAAAGAGGGGATTGTGTAATTGTTAAGACAATAGAAGTTCCTACTGATACTGTACTTAAAGCATATGAAGGGATTAATGTTGTTGATGATAGTGTAACCATTTCAGATTACACCCCTGAAATATATAATACTTTCTCAATCAAATGGGGAGAAAATGGTGAGAATGAATTGGAATTCAGTTTCACTAAACATAAGGAATTGTTCGGTGAAAGGAAAACAGAAGTTCAAGCGACAAAAAGAATCCCTAAAAATAGTGAAGAAGCACAACAATATAGAGCATCTCAACAAGAAGAGAAGGAAGAGGAATCCTCTGAAAATGATGATGGAGGTTTCTTTGGATTATTCGGAGGAAGAGATTCCTCTACTGATGTAAATAATATAGATTATAGTAATATCTCGGATTCAGATAATTTTACTGGTGAAAGTGAAAGTCAGTATGAAGAAGTTCCTATCACTACTCTTGAAGAAGCAATTCGTTTTGGTTATAAGACTGTTGGGAAAGCAATGAGGAAAGATGGGCATCAAATTGACCTTAAAGTGATTGGTAATAATGAATTTAAGGTTGGTAATTGGTGTCATGTGTTTTTACCTAAATTCTTTATTGATGGATGCTATTATATTATCAAATCAAATTCAGAGAGTAGTGCAGATAAGGAGTATATTATTAGTTTAACATTAGTTGATTATCCACCATCATTAGGTAGTGGTGATTCAAACAGTCCATCAGGAAGTAATGAAGAGGAATCTGAAGAATCAGATGAAAGTCAAGAAGATAATATGGATAATGAGAATGAAGATTCCTCCAATAATGATAATTCCACACAAGATTCAGAATACCCTGAAGCAAATTAAATTATGGCTCGTAAAGTTTTAGATATAACAACTACAAGGAATGATGCTTCCTCATTAATGGATAGTATTGTCAGTAGGAATCCTCAATTGAACAATCGTATTCAACAAGCACATGATAAGTCCAATCTTTTCTTATGTGAAATACTTAAATATTATCCTTATGCAGATAAGGTATTGGTTCGTATACTTGATTCAAATGAACAATACACTTGCCATTTATCCCATGAAGTTCTTGGGGAGAATATTGGATTTTACTGTATGCCACAAGGGATTATGAGTACTGACCCTAAAAAAGGATATGGTAGTTGTCTTGAACCATATGATAAGATATATGGGGTTGTAGGAGATGTTCGTTGGACTGGTACTTCCGATGAGAAAGTTTTATTCACCTGTCTTAACCTTAAAAATAGTGATAAGTTCAAGCAAAATATTCATAATGGGGAAATTAATTTAGTTGTTGGGGAAAGCAGTATTAGTATAACAAGCCAAAGGATAAACATTAAAACACCTGAAGTTTTTGTTAATGGAGTACCTTATTCCTCACCTGAATTAACAAATTATGTGAAAACTACTGAAGCAAACATTAAAGATAATAATTATAATATACTCTTGGAAGAACTGAACAATAGGATTGATAATTTAGTTGAAGAAAATAATCTTAATGAAGAGAATTATAATGAATAAGTGGGAAGAACGTTTTTATGGAAAATTTTATTGAAATCCCTGATTCAAAAAAAAAGAATTATACCACTTTAAATAAGGATATGGGACTTGTTCAAAGTAGTAATGGTAGTTGGGATTTATGGTTGGAAAATGGGGATTTAGTCCATGCTACTGAATTCCACAGTCTTCAGGTTGGAATCATAATTGCCTGTTTAACCAGTTGGAACTATTTGAATAGATATGGAAACCCTACTTATGAAATATTTGGGAATCAATCTTATACTTTACTTAAAGAGAATAAGAGTTATATGGTGAAATATAAGATTGAACAGTATTTTCGTGAATGTTTAGAAAGAATGAGAAGGGTTTATGAAGTGGAATCTTTGGAAGTGTTTGATTATGAAGGGCAACCAAATAGTTTTTTAGTTGAATTCAAGGTGTTAAGTATCACTAATGACCTTGTGGATGGTAGTTTTGTAATTTCCACTGATTCTCATAAATCTTCAAGTTTTATTCATTTTTCGTATAATCAACCTTATGCTTCTTCTGAATCACATTTACAGGTTAGATTGTATCTTGGCTCTGAATACGGTCAAGGTTTGAGTAATGAGATAATATATGTTTATATTAACAATGATTTTGTAGGGGTTACTGGTCCTACTAATAGTTTTGGTGTTTTAGAGTTTGAGTATTACCCTCAAGAATTGGTTCAGGTGAATAATATTCATTTTGAATTCCATGGGAATACTTTGTTTAATGGTTGTGTTAGTGAGTATTTTGAGTTCATTAGTGTTCCTTTTTATTTCCATGTTGATGATGATGGTTTATTATATGTGATTGATAGTTCAGGTAATGCTCAAGATAATATTTGGATTGGGGAGTTTGTTGAAACTGTTGAAGGTATTGAATATTCTAATGATGAAAGGAATAAATTATATCTAGTTCCTCATAATGATAATTATATTTCATATAAGTTTAATGAGTCTTATGTGTTAGAATCTTTTGAAGAGGATATTTATATACTTACAGGTAATAATCAGAACAAACCGAATAATATCCAGATTGGTGAAATTCATTTATTTATAGAAGGTGTTGATGGACGATTTTATCTTCTTGATGATAAATTATGGTATGGAGTGGATGAATGAGTAAATATGATAATCGTATAGACCTTGGGAATGTTAGAGGTCAGAAAGGGGATACTGGTAATGAAGGAGTAGGTATTAGGGATATTGTTCCTGTTTCAAGAAATGGGTTGGAATTACAATATAAAATCACTTATACTCAAAACAAATCTCCTACTTATTTTACAGTAAAAGATGGTGCTAATTTAGAGATTACTCAAATTGTTGAAAGAGGTAATCTTAAACCAGTTACAAGTGGAGCAGTCTATTCTGCATTGCTTAATAAATCTCCTTTGATTCATACACATGATACAGGACATATTTTTCTTATTGATGAGAATGGTGATGTTCTTGATACTTTATTGTCTGATAAGTTAGATGAGATTGATGAGCATATTGATTTGTTGGAAAGACATGAGTATGTTCAAATTGTTCAATCATTACCTTCTTCAAATATTGATGATAATGTATTGTATCTTGTTGCAAGTGATACTCCTTTAACTGATAATATTTTTGAGGAGTATGTTCATAAGAATAATCGTTGGGAACATGTTGGTAGTGTTAATTTTGTAATTTCTAATTATTATACTATTACTCAAGTGGATAATTTACTTGCTAATAAGGTGGATAAGGTTAATGGTAAAGGTTTATCTACTGAAGATTATACTACTGCCGAAAAACAAAAGTTATCTAATCTAACAATTGATTCAGTTATTTCTTCAAGTTCAACTAATCCAGTACAGAATAAGGTTATTAAGGCATATATAGACTCTCAAATAGGTAATATTATTGAGGATATGTTGTTATGAGTTTGAGTTCAATTTATTTATCAATGAAAGAATTACTTGCAGATAATTTAAATATAAAAGGAGTTACTGCTAATAAAAATGAAGGATTAACCACATTAATAAACAAAGTATTATCCATAACTGCGGGTTTAGATAAATTATATTATATTATTGAGGATAAATATGATGTTTTTATTAATAATCAAATAGATATGTGGGATGGTTTGAAATTTAAGATTGAGGATGGTGCTAATGGGACTTCTACTTATGAAACTTTTTTAACAGATAATAATAAACCTGCTTGTAAGAGAACAGTTATTGGTTGGTCTAATCATGAAATAGTGGATGTTAGTAATCACTTGAATGATATAGATATTTCTAATGGTTTTTATATTCAAACTGATTTCTATACACAAGATGGTTTTGAACAACCTGGTTTATATGTTGCTAGTGGTAATGAATTTTATCAGATTTTTATGGATTCCAACGGGTCTTATCATAATTGGGGTCATGATAAGATTCATTATATTAAAGTAGGATTGAACAAATTTATAGATGATAATTATGAGAGTATAGATGATTTTGAAATTATCAGACTTAACGATATTCATAGGATGAAAATTACATTCATTGCTGATTATATTATCTTTGAGTTAAAAACATTATCCTTTGATTTTATTGAAGAAGGTACTTATTCTTATGTATTAAAGACAAATAATTTTATACCTACACAGTTAGGATTGGTTTTTGGTCTATTCGGAAGTTATGATGGTGCAGGTAATGTGATTGTATTTAATAATGTAGAGGTAGGTCAATTAGGATGAGAGGTATAAATTATATTGAGAAAGATTATGATAAAATCTTTTTAGAAATGCTTCAAGATAGTTACCAATACCACTTAACAAGTACTGATGAAAGGTTTTTAGATTATATCCAAAATAGGCAGGATATAGAGAATATGTTTGTGATGTTTTTTTCAATATATGCCTACAAAGATGCTAAACAGTATAAGGATATGACTAAAATTTATAATAGTAATGATATTGATAAGGCAGTTGGTACTGAATTGGATGTAATGGGAAATCGGTATGGTATACCAAGACCTCAAGCACAAAAGTCAAGTGTAGAATTAAGATTTATTCTTAACACTACAAACAATTCTCAAGATTTCATTATTCCAAAAGGAACTATTGTAAGTACGAATAATAAAGGGAAATCATATTATACAACTGAAGAAGTGGTGATATTAAGAGGTACTGATACAGTATATGTTGAAGCAATATCCTCAAATAGTGGATATAATAGTAGAGTGGATAGATATACTCTTGAGTATTGTGATTTGAATGGTGTTTCTGTAACTAATCCAAAAGGAAGTAGTGGTGGAAGAGAAGCATATTCTGATGATGAATATAGAGTATTGCTTCGTAACAGGATTTATTCATATATTAAAGGTACTAAAGAGGCATATGAACTCTTTTTCTCTTACTATGATGGAATTGATGGGTATCGTTTAGTCCCATTATGGGATGGTGCAGGTAGCCTTAAAATAATAATTGACCCTTCTGATGATTGGATTATTGATGATATTCAGAAAAAACTTTTAAGGAATGTTGAATTGTTTGATGATGATATTCTTGTTACTGGGGCAGTTGAAAGGTTAATTGATATTGATTGTACTGTGAATATTGATATTGATAATCCTATCAGTTCAAGTGAATTGGATAAGGATACTGTTAAATCATTAGTTGAAAATGCAATTAGAGTTTATATTGATGGAGGTTATCGTAGGAATGGTCGATATTATAAAGGATTATCAATTGGAGATGACCTTATACCTTTTCAGTTAGGATTATTTGTTGGGAATGAAGTCCCTGAAGTTCGTAGTATTGATTTTAAGGATACTGTGAAAAATATTGATAATTTCTTGTATGCTAATGAATTTAGTAATATTGCAACATTAAGTTCTGAATATAATGTTCATTTTGATGTTGAGGATAATAAATTACATGGAAGCCATTATCAAAGAGCAATTAGTCCATTGATTTATTCTAATTATCCTTATATGATTCAATCTGATAATGATGGATTTATTATGAAACTTATTAATTCTGATGGTAATGTCCTTTTTGAGACAAAACAACCCAATTTTAAATTAGAGAATATTGATTTGTATGGAGGACATATAGAATTGGAAGCATATAAGGATGGTGCAACTTTAAGTTATATCCAAATATTTGAACATGACTCTGATAATGATGGATATAATACACATATATGTATAAATGATGAGGAAAAATGTGTTTCAGGTAACATTATTGTGAAGATGCAAGGGGAATTGGATATTACTTGTTAATGAGGAATGTGTTTTGAAGTTAAATAGATTAGAAGAAACTAAAAAATTATTTCCACATTGGTTAGATAAAAATCCTTATTCTAATTTCAGTAGAACATTACAAGTCCTTAATAATCAGGAATTGGATAAGAGACATATGATTAAAATGCTTGAATGGGTTCCAATTCTTGAGAAACCTTTGCAAATACATAAGGAACAAACAGAGCCATATGAATATAGTATATTCTTCAAGGTTCTTGTGAGATATATTAAAGAGATTAATATTTATCTGAATCCTTTAATCCAAAAAGACCAAGTGGTAAGTTATGATGCCTTACTATATCATACTTCATTCAGTACAGATGATACTGATTTCTTTGAATGGGTTTATAAAGGGTCTACTAGAAAAAAATATGTTAAATCAGTTGATGAAGAAACAGGTCAAGAAATTACTGAATTGGTTAATATTGACCCTGAAGATAAATTATTAGTAATACCTCATGATAATTTTGTATTGGAAGTCAAGACTTGGGATGATTATCATTTCTTAAAAGGTTTCCCTGAAAATGATTATAGTGTTGATTTGAAGCATAATAATCAGATTAGGATTGATTTAGAGGAAATAAGTTATTCTAAATATTTAACTTTTAGAGTACATAAAGAAAATCTTAAGATGATTGAAATTCTTAAGAATAATCAAGTCATCTATCAAGTAGATTTCCTTGAAAGGATTTATGATTACACTGATACTTCTACAAAGGTAAGTACAGTAGAATTATATGATTATATTGGTAATCATGAGGTTACAAGGTATAATTCCCCAGTATATGTAGCAGACCCTAATAAGGATGAATATGTTTATCGTATCTTATTGAATAATGAGGATTTTAATGAAGAGGGATATTTGAAAGATAATTATGATTTTAGAGTAACATTATTCAATAAGTATCATAAGTCTTGTGAAGAAAGGGATAAAGTAATTGTTAAAAGATATAGTGGGTTTGATAATGAGTTCTATGATTGTTTCGACCATGATGAAAGTTTAGACCTTATAGGAAAATTGGTTAATGTTCCTCGATTGAGATTTGAACCAAAATATTCTACTAGTAATTGTTCACAATTAATTGATTATTATAGAAAGACTTTACCTCCTTTTAATAATCGTTTGACAGAAGATGATTATCATTATATGGAACGAATGAAATATTATGTCAGTCATTTCAACAAGACTTATTTCCCTGTTTTAGAATTGTGGAAACATTATGGTATTAATTCCACTTTAGTAAATAGAAAACGATTATTAAGTGTATCTGATGTGAGTTATATTTGCCCGTTGGATAATTATGAAAGTAAGACTGTTGAAGAGTTTAGTGTTAATAAGACTAATATTGTTCAAGGAGTTAGTAATCAGATAATTCGTGAAGATACAGAATGGTATGAATCAGTAATTGTAGATAATTTATTCATAGTTCCTTCAGCAAAATATAACCTTTCCTTTAGTATAGATTCAAATAGGATTACTGATTTTGAGGAAGATAATCATAGATTTGGTTATAGGATTTACTATTTTGATAAGAATGATATATGTCATTATGAAGATTCATTTACTCCCACTCCTTCTAAAATAGAAGAGGGTAAATATTATTTTGAGGAAGAGATTATTACACGAGAAAATGGTATGAAAATCAATATTGTTTTAGAGTGTGATGTTGAATTTAATTTTTCAGAAGTGAGTTTAAAAAGAGTTACAATTGTAGATTCTGATGCTGTGTACATGACTACTAAAGAAGATTATAACAGTTGTGTATATGATATTTATGCTAGTTACAATGATTTACCCTCAAATATAAGGTTTAAAAACAATGATATATTCCAACAACTAATTGATAAAAGTTTACCATTAACAAGGAAGGCTTATTTTAATTTATCCTATGATTTCGATAATTCTTCAAATTATCTAGAATTGAATACTTCTTTATTATTTGATTTAGAGAATTATTTTGACAGTACAAATAATCATGGAGAAGATGAGAGTTATTATGAGGTATATATTGATACCTTTGTTAAGGAGGATTGTTGGTATAATCTATTAGTAACTTTCAGGAATGATAATATTAGTTCTTCCTGTGAGGATATAAATACTAATATATTTATACATACTTATATCCAATTCAAAGGTATTGTTAATAATATGGAAACTATTTTAGATACTGAAGAATTAGATATTGTACAAACCACTAATGAATTCACTTTCCACCATAATTTTATAACCCCTCCTAATACTGATTCTTTTAAAATAATATTTGAAACAACTAATAATGAAATATTTGAATATAAAGATTTAAAGTTAGTTAGAAAAGAAACAATAGGATTTGAAGAGATAATATGATTAATCAATTTCAAATTAATGGGGAATACATATTCAATATTAAATTTCAAAATATGTTCATTGATTATGATTTCCACCTGAAAAACCATAACCTCATTACAACAAAAGGACTGGAATTTTTTGTTAAAAAATGGATTAATGAAAATGATGAAGAGTATATAAAATATATTTGCATTGGTTCAACTAATTCTGCTACTGTTTCAGAATCTGATGAAGATTTAGATAATATGACAATATCTCCTATTGAGATAAGTTGTAACAGAGAAAATAATCAATTAATATTATCTAAAACAGGGTTAAGTGGGAGAGATTTGAATAATACAAATGAAATAGGAGTGAAAACCTCAAATAATATTCTAATATCAAGAGATATACATGAAACTTTGAACATACCTGATTCATGTATATTATCATTAAGATATATTTTCACCTTAAAATCTTATACTGATGAAAATGATGAGGAATGTGTGGAGGAATAAGATAAAGAATTATGAGTGATTGTGATAAAGGGACAGGAAATTGTCCTGCTGAATATAAAAATATAGGGTCTGAAAACTTTGGAAATAAAAGAAAAGTAACTACTGACTTATTATACCAATTTTGTAAAAATGATTCATATTTATACCAACAGATATTAGAATTATGGGATAAAACAGACCCTGAAACTCGTAAAAGGTTCTATCCACCCTATTATATGGATATTGCTAAATCCTATGGAGTAATTGAAGTAAATAAGAATGAACTAACATCTGATGAAGATAGGTTAAAATTAGGTAATTTAGATTCTGCTTACCACTTATCAGATATTACCACTGAAATATATCATCTTGATTTTGATGAATCTAATGATAGGATTGATATAAGAAGAAATACTGCAAATATTTATGATGACTCTCTATTATTAGAATCAAGTGATTTGACTGTAATTTCTGAAGAAACTAATAATGGAAATATAAATCATTCAATATTACCCCATACCCAACAAAAAAAGTTTTCCACAAAATTATCCTATAAAGTCAAAACTACCAGTAAAACAACTAAAAAAGTAACAACAAAAACAGACCAATTTGGAAAACTAACCCTTGATGCAAAATGTAGTGGACCTTATAAAGACTGGAACAACAATAGTGTTTGGTATATAGGATATAATAGGAATAAAAACTATAATGTAAAGAATAAATGGAAGAAAAATCCTGATGATACCTCTATACCAAGTGTTTGCAGGGCTCAAACATTTAAGGCAGAGCATACTGGTGAACTTCGTAAGGTAGTTTTCAAGATGAAGGGGGATAAGAATAGTGTATCTCCTTGTATTGTTGAGTTAAGGACTGTTACTGGTAAAAATAAGAAACCTTCTTCAAAGGTACTGGCTCGTACAGAACAAAAATTCAATCATTCAAGTGTAGGAATGGTGAATTTTACATTTAAGAAACCTGCAAAAGTTACTAAAGGAACAACCTATGCTTTAGTTATCCGTTCTCCATTATCTAATTTCAATAAATGTTACTGGATAGCAGGTTGGGCTTCCACTTGTTTCAGTAACAGTAGGAAACGAGCATATTATGATGGTGAAACATTCTTATCTGAAGATAATGGGAAAACTTGGATTGTTCATGGTAAAAAAGAAAAATGTTATGGTAGTCATTATTATGATTGGGGTTTTGCCGAAGCCCCTGTAAACTTCGGTTTTGAAGTATACATTGCACCTAAAACAGGTACTAAAACTACAACAGAATATATTCCTTCAACCAAACCCTCATCAAAAACAAACTATTTCACCCCATCAATTACTGTTAATTATTATAGTAAAAATACTTATTACCTTGAATTCAAACCATTTTTAGGTAATTTCTATGAATCTATCCAATGTGATTATACTTTAGATGAACAATCCAATTGTAATATTGGAGAATATACTTGGCAAATATTTGATGTTACTTCTAACACTTGGATGGATTTTGACAGTTATACAAATATGACAGATAACAATCATGTAGTTAATGGGATTAGAAGAAGTAATCGTATTGATTTCAACAAATTCCATACCTTTGTTAAAGTCCGTTTGAAATTAGAAATTGATGATAATATTGTTTCAGATTACACTGGATATCAATCTGATTTCAAGAATATTCTAACTGATTTTGCAAATACTACTCATTTAAGTGGGGATAATGCTAAAATTACCTCTTGGGTTAACAAGGTTAATTCTAATTTCAAATGGTGTCAAGTTAGTGGGTCTAATAATCTTAAAGCCCCTGAAATAAGACAAATAAAGGATATTACATTTACCTTAACTAAAAGTCCTTCATATAATGGTTATTGTAGAACCTTATATTATCATCCTGACCAAGAAGGAATGTTACCTGCTTGTATTTGGTCTGAAATTAATGTTGATGCAGAAGTTAAGAATAATGGGGTTGTTAAGGTAGATATTATTCATGAGAGAGATGCTATTGAAAGAATTACATTAGTTAAAGTGAATAATAAAGAAGTATTAAGACCATTTATATTATATTATGAGAGTGAAATTAAAGGACGGAATGTTTCAAATATTTCTTACAATACCAATAATGCAATCCAAAATTATATAATTAATACTGATGGTACTGTTAAAGACCAAGAATTCATCGATTTTTTAAGGAATCAAGCAATTCCAATATATATTTTACCTTTTAAAAATCTTGATAATGAATATGTTTATTATTTTGCGGGTGATTCTAATCTAGAGTTATTATTACCTGATTATCCTGCATATCCTTTAAATAGTGTTAGTATAGGTACAGATGATATTCATATTGATTATTCTGATTTAACACCTCTTGATAATTCAAAAGCAGTTTTCACTTATGATAAATCTTTAGAACCTATGAATAATATTGATGTTGTGAAAGGAGTGCATATTATTTATAATTATGATGACCCTGAAGATGAATCTATAACTGAAACAAATATGGTTTCTCTTGTTGAAGGGGATGATTATACTATTGATGGTAATCAAATCATTTTTAATGTAACTGGAACATATGAAGATTCCTCTGAAAATTATATTTTATCAAACTTTTTAAATGTAGGTAATACTGTACAAATTATTGAGAACAGTTCAGTAATTAATACAGAAGATACACAATTGGTTGTTGAATTGGTAGGTTATGATTATAATGAGTTTCAACATTTTATGATGGATTATGGGAATAAAAGTTTAACTTTTTATAATCCAACATCTCTTCCTGAAGGTGAATTGAAGATACATTATAACCCATTGTGGTGTAGGGATTTAGACATTACAGATTTCCCACTTAAAATGGATTTATGGAAAGAATATTATAAGGTTCGTAAAATGGATAATTCCATATTTTTAGATAAGCAAAAAATGAATAAGTGTGGGGAATTAAGTACAGTTGAAAAGAGTTCTATTGAAAATATAATATATACTAAAGTTCCTCCTCGTGATAATATCCGTAAGGTTACTGTAAATGAATTTTCTAATGATAATTTTGAGTTGATTGAGGATGTTGACTTTACAGTAGATTATTTGAATAATAAGATTACTTTGAATGATAAGATTTCAACTCTATCAGATGGGGATGAGATTATTGTAAGGTATACTCCTAATTTAACTGATAATGGTCTTGCATTAGGTTATAGATTATATAGGGATATAAATAATAGTGAAGGTAGGGAACAATCCTATTCAGATGTGAATTTGCTTATGGATAGTGATTTTACTGTGAACAGTTCCTCTATTAATGGAGATGATGTGTTCCTTTTAGGAAATTATTTCACTACAAGAACCTAAAGAAAAGTTGGAGGATATTATGACTGAATATTATGTTAATATAACTAAAGAAGAATTGGAAGAATTGGATTGTTGTTGTGTCCGTTTAGTTTCTAATGGGGAAAATGATAAAATATGTATTGTAAATAATGAACAATACAATGAATTAAAGAATACCTTAAATTATATAAGTAGACATCAGGATGAGGTTATAAGTGAAAAAATAAGAAATGTGGTTCAAGATATTACTAGTGGGTCTGTTCCTGTAAATTCTTCTAATAATTGTTTTAATATTATTAATACTGAAAATTCTGATGAAGGATTAACTTATCAGGACATTGTTGAGTTAATTAATGATTTGAACACTTCACAAGAAGAATTTAATGATTCCATATTGGAAATAAATACTACTCTTGGGACAAATCAATCAACACTAACTACACAATTTCAACAAGTAAACAATAACATTTCCAATTTATCCACTAAAACAACTAACCTTGAGAATAAGATTAAGGATAGTGGATGGAAAAATATTACTATATTTCAAAGTACAGTCAAGAAGTATTCTGATTTTTATCAACCACAAGTTAGGAAAATAGGTAATATTGTACATATAAGAGGGGCATTAACAAGGACAAGTAGTAGTGATGCTCAAGTTTTTAATATAAGTGATGATGGTTTTATATGTATATTACCTGATGGTTTTGCACCATCAAAAACAGAAAATTTTGTACAACAAGGAAGTAACAATTATCGTTGGACTATGCAGATTAATTCATATGGTGAAATCGGTTTGAGTAGGTATAGTGCCAATGGTAATGCAATAACTGTACCCAAAGGACATTGGTTAAATCTACATTGTACTTATTTTTTAGGGTGAATAATATATGAGTGAACTCAAGATTACAGTAGATAATTTAATAACTAAACTTCATAGTTTTAATTTTCTTCAAAAATCAGATGTTGTCGATAATCTAACTACCAGTACAAACAATGTTCCCCTATCTGCGAATCAAGGTAAAGAACTGAAAACATTGGTTGATGGAAAAAGTGATAATAATCATACTCACGAAGCATTTTTATCTTCTAATGATGATAGTGATGTGCAAATATATAATGTTTCAGCACAAGGTTATCCACAAGGAGAGGGACAACCATTAGGGGCATTTTTGTCAGAGTTTTGGAAAAAAATTTATCCCGTTGGTAGTATTTACATGTCTGTCAATTCCACATCCCCCCAAACTCTTTTTGGAGGAACATGGGAACAGATACAAGACAGATTCCTTCTTGCTAGTGGTTCAACATATAGTGCCGGGTCAACCGGGGGAAGCGCAGATGCAACACTTGTTTCTCACCATCATGGAGTAAGCACAACTGGAGAATACTTTGTAACAAGTAGTAAGGATTCTGCAAACAATACAAGAGTAGCATATAGTAGCAGTGGGAACAGATTGGTAGATGGGCAGCTCGATACTGGAAATTCAAGTTTTCACCATAGACAATACACAGCTACACAAGGAAGCAATGGAACTGGTAAAAACATGCCTCCCTACCTTTCAGTGTATGTATGGAAAAGAACAGCATAAAAACGTTTAGGAGTTAAATCAATTATGTCAACTAGTACAAAAAGACCATCAACAATAAGCGAAACCACTGGTTCATATGCATCAGGAAATCATACACACAATTATGCAAGTTCTTCACATAATCATAACATTTCTGATTTGAACAATGCTACTACTGTTAGTGTTGTTGTAACTTATACTGACAATACAACAGAAACTTTGACTTTATTGAAACAAACATCAAGTTAGGTGATGAGATTATGGTGCATATTTATATGGATACAGACCAAGATTATGGATTAATTTTAGGTGAAAACTTTGAAAACAATAAATCCTATATTGTATATGAAAATATATATGATGAGATTAAAAAATGATAGTAAATTTCTTTATTGGAGGAAACCAACTCATAAAAACAAAACCTGAAGAAATAATCTACCAAAACGATACAAATCCCCAGTTCTCATTTAAACTAACAGAAGAATGGGAAGAATATATGAAATATTGTATAATTAAAACACCCTCAAAAATATATAGAATACCTTTTGATGAGGAAACTAATAATGTAACAATACCCTCACAAGCCATAGAAGGAACTTTCTTAAAAGTAAGCCTATATGGTACTAAAGAAGATAATAGGATAACAACAAATGAATTAATCATTCCAATAGGAAGAGGAGGATACTTGGAATACAGACCATTACCTCATCATGATTGTTTTCCACATCATGGAAAATACCATTACCATCATGATTTCAATGGAGGATTCCATTTAACACATTCCCACCCTCCAAAACCACCTAAACCTTCTGAAAAAGAAGAATGTAATAATCACCATGATAGGATTTGGGATGAATATCATGTTGATATTTATGATTTCTTGTTTAAGGAATTAAGGAAAAATATTAATTCATTTGTTATTGAGGATGGTAAGTGTTATGCTTACCATGATGAAAAAGTAGTGCAGATTATTCCTTTACCTGAATGGGTTACATGGGGAGATTTAGATAATTTCTTTGGTGATTTAGTAACAAGCATTAATTTCTATGAGAATGGAGATGTTACTGTTACTAATTCCAGTTTTAAGATAAGATAATTATTATATATAAATTATAAAAACATATGACAAAACAAGTAATAAATAAAAACAACACCACAGTTAATATTATTCAGTTAATGGGTCTGTTAACAGATTCTGATTTTGCAGGTTCATTAGATGTTCAAGATATAAATACTTTGCAAGGGAAAATCCCTGATGCAAAAGAGATTAAAACTCTTTTAAATAGTATAAATTCTGATTTAAATTCTAAAGTAGATAATGTTAGTGGTAAAGGTTTATCTACTGAAGATTACACCACCTCTGAAAAAACTAAACTTGCAAATATTGAAGCAGAAGCGAATAAAACTATTGTGGATTCAACTTGGGTAACAAACAGTACAAATCCAGTTGAATCTAAATTGGTGAAAGGAGCATTAGATAACAAGGCAAATAGTTCCGATATTCCAACTAAAACCTCTGACTTAACCAATGATGGAGATGGGACAAATGTATTTGTAAAGGATAATGATAGTAGATTATCTGATGCAAGAACACCTGCTTCACATACTCATGGAAATATTCAAAACGATGGTAAAATCAAGATAAGTGGAACTGCACAAGCATCTAAAAATGTTGTAACAGATTCTAATGGGAACATTACCACTGAAAACAAACCAACTATCCCTACTAAAACTTCTGACTTGACAAATGATGGGAATAGTAGTAGTGATTCATTAATTTTTGTTGAAACAAGTTCAACCGCAGGTCTTTTAAAGAATGATGGTACTGTCGACACTAATACTTATCTTACACAACATCAAGATATAAGTGGAAAGGCAGATACTTCTACTGTAAATGCCATTGATTCTAGAGTAACTGCTTTAGAAAATAGTGAGTTCAATATTGTATTCAAATCAAGTTTCTCACAATTACCTTCAACTGGAAGAACCCATACTTTGTATTATGTAAGTAATGGTGATCCTGCACCTAATGCTTATGATGAGTATACTTGGAATGGTACTTCCTATGAGTTAATGGGTAGTAAGGCTATTGATTTAAGTGGGTATGTTCAAATATCCAATTTACCTGATTATATTGGTGCAGAGATTGATAGCAATGGTGATTTTAAGCTAGTATTCACCTCTCCTTCTTAAACAAGAATAATTTAGTATTTTCCCTCTTTTTTTAATCATTTTTCTTATTGTATATGATGATTTCTTATTCCACCTCTGAATTAGTAAAGAAATATTGTTGTAATTGTTATAAAGAAGGTTCTTATGAATGTTCTTTAGAGATTGAAGATGATAAATGTGTTAATTTTGTTGAATATGATAAGGATAAACATAAAATCTGTTTTGGAGGTTATTAATTAAAAATTTTTATGAAAATCGTTAGAAAAGATATTCTTAATGAATCTGTTGAGATAAAGAATTTCATTGAGAAAAATAAAAAATTACCTACATATGCTACAATAAACAATAGTAAATTTACCCCTGCTCAATATACTTATTTATTATCTAAACTTGTAAGTAATATTAATGCCCCTTCTGTTGCTAAATTATCATTGAAAGAACCATCTAATCCATCAGGTAAGGTTATTAATGAGAAAGTGGTTAAGGATGATTATTTAGATATGGCAAAAAGGGTATCTGAATATATTGAGAAAAATAGGCAAGTACCTAATTATGTTAGTACAAAGAATAGTAAAATTAAGGTTAGGTTTGAATTATATGTTTACTGTTTCACTAAAATATTAGTTTACTATAAGAATAATAATACTTTACCAAATTATTGTATATTTAATTCATCAGACATTAAAAATACTACAACTACTTCTACAAACACTAAAAAAACCACAACTACATCTATATCAACCAGTAAAAATACTACAAAAAAATCCAATTGTACTGACCCATATACAAGTTCTCCACATTTTCTTGAACAGGGTTGTAATAGGTTAGGTCAATGTACGAACTATTTCTGTGCCCCTCATGGTATTCACCAATGCCTGAAAAAATTAGGGATAACAAAATATAATGAGCAAACATTAGCAAAATATTGTGCAACAACCACAAGTGGAACATCACATGAAGGAATAAACACTTGCATAGCAAAAGTTTCAAAAGAAACTAAAAAAACACTGAAAGTTACTTGGAAAAACTTTAGTGATTTAGGTTCTACAAAAAAAGAAAGATATTTGGCATTAAGTAAATTATTATGTAAAAATAATGTTGCCATACTTCTTCATATTGGCTATCAAGGGTCAGGAAATTCTGCTACTGGTAAAATATTCGGTCATTATGAATGTTTGGATAAGATAAATAATTCTTATTCAAAAGTAAGAGCATTGAATAGTTTAGGGAATAAATGTGGGAATGGTTTCTGTGGGCATTTGCAGGAAAGGTCATTTGACTTACAGTCAACTTATCTATCAAATGTCAGTCAGAAAAGTGTCTGTATAATCGAAAAGGTATAGGGGAGAGATTATGGATTATTTAGATATTTTACAACAAATCAATAATTTTCTATATATTATATTAGGTTTCAATGAATATGTTCTTGAGATACAAGTGTTTATAAATTCAAAGAGGAATGAATTGAATATTCCTGATGCTAATGAAGTGATTTATACTGATGAAACAGGGGAGTATGTTCAATAGAAGAAAATGACTGAAATAAAATCATATAAATTACGAAGTAGGATAATTACTCTTTTAGGGGCATTATTTGTTTATCTTTCAACATTAAGTATTGAACAAGTGGAACATATCTTACCAGTTGAATACCAATATCTTGCTCCGTTAATCATAATTGTCATAGGTTTTGGTGCAGCTCAATTGTCAGAAGAGAAGAGATTGGAAACTGCGAAGGAAATTTTCACTCAAAAGTATGATGAGAAATGTTATGAATTGGAAAATGATGAGGGTTGTTGATTATGGATGAAAATATTGATAATCCTCAAAATGTTGCTCATCAGGTAACTCCTGTTCATACGATTCCTCATCAGGTTTCTTCTCATCCTTGTCTTAATCAGGAGAAGATTACTCGTTTGGAGGAGAAAGTGAAGACTTTGTTTGTTGAACATGATAAGTTGAATGATATTTTGGATAGTATTAATACTACTCAATTGCAATTATTGACTCAAATTACTAATTTAAGTACTATTATTAATACTTTGAAGTGGACTTTGACTATAATGCTTACTATTTTTGGTGGTTTGTTTGTGTTTATATTGAGTGAAGTTATTAAGATTATTCATTAATGTTTTTTACTGTTTTTTTTCTTGGTTTTTTTTATAACCAACCACTAACATTTTTTGGTTATTTTTATAACCAGTTATTTTGTTAGTGGTTGGTTTTTTTATAGATTATTAGTAATACTTTTTTATTAAAAAGTATTATTATATATTCAAAAACAAAATCATTATATATAAGAAATTATAGAATATTAAATAGGAGGATGATAAAAGATGAAAATTGAAAGAACAACAATAACAGTAACGAAAGAATTTCGTAATGAGTTAGAAGAATTAAAAGAAAATGATGAAAGTATTGAAACAATGTTGAAAAGAATGTTAAAAGGTTCTAAACAAAGAATACCTCAAACGAATGAACCAATTGCATTTACATTGGAATATTATGATAATCATTCAGAAAAGGTACAGGAAAAATTTGTAGGATGGCATGAACTTGTTGAAGCGGAAGTAGGGCAAAGATTTAGTTTTACAGATATTGAATCAGATTGTGTAGTGGAAACTGCAAAAGTAATATATAGATGTGATGATTATCTTTTAGTTGAATTCCGAACAAATGGTTATGAAAACAATAAACAAATATTTTCTGAAATAAATCTTAATTCTTTTAATTTTTTTAGAGATTAATTTAATTCCTCTTTCCTCCTCTACTTTTTTTTAAATAATTTATTTTTTTCCTTTTTTTTATATATATTAAGTCTTGCTTTTTTTTAATAAAAATACTTGTCTTTTTTTTTAAGATAATTTCTTATTATTTTTCATAGCATATCTAAATTATAATATACAATTATGAGTTCTGT